GGCTATTTCCAGCGAAGATCAAGAAGAAAAATCAGCAGCCACAAAAGAATTACAAGAACTAGTAGGCCAAGCATTTCCAGCAGGAGTAGATGGCACAAATGCTATCGAAAGCCTAAAAGGCATAATCGAAGATCCACAATTATTTCAATCAATTAAAGAACAATCAAAACAAGATTCTGAACTAGATACAAGAGGTCTAGTAAAAGAATGGTTAGAACAAAATGCGCCAGATACTCTAGAACAACTAGACTTTGGAGATTTTGTTGAACCAGAAGGTGAAGCGCCGGCGACTGACCAAGGGGGTGATATAACAGCGCCAGAAGCACCACAAGAAGAAGCTAATGGTCCAAATAAAAGTGATGTTCCTGCTTTTATGAGAAAAGCCAAAGGCAACGATGATTGGAAAATGAGCACCAAGGATATAGATGACGAGAAAACAAAATCGCCAACTAGCTCCGCTGGTCTAGCACGTAGAAAGAAAGAACTAGGTATGGGAGAAGCTGACACTGAACCGTCTAAAAAAGACGACGATGACAATTCTCCTCCTTGGGATGCAGATGATGAAAAGTCAAATTTTAAAAAGCCCAACAATCCGAACCGAACAGGTCAAGATAGTGCTAGAGCATTAGCACAAAAAGGCATGCAGTCTAAAATGAATGTTCAAGAGTTAGCTGAATTTGTTCATACATTTTATGATCGCGAATCAGGCACATTCCCTAAAGGTCCAGAAGGCGTTGCTATTATGGTAGGCAAAAAGTTTGGTGAACAGGCAGAAATGGTTGCTCGCAAAATGGTAGAAAGAATGGCTCCACAACAGCAAGATCCGCAGATTGCAGAACTTGCTCGTATTAGAGAACTTGCAGGCTATTAAAATTTAATATCAATCAGATTGGGCACTTAGGTGCCCTTTCTTTTTGGCTAAATTGCGTGTCAACGAGTTCATTGGCTACCGCGTTATATATATGTAGGGGTAGAAATTCCTACTTAACCAAAAGGAAACTTTAAAATGAAATCAGCAATCGCAATCCTAGCCACAGTGTTCGCAGTATCAGCATTTGCACAAGCACCTGCTAAGAAAGAAGAAGTCAAGCCAGCAGCACCAGCCGCTACAGCAAGTGCTCCAGCACCAGCTAAAGCTGAAGTTAAGAAGGACGAAAAGAAGCCTGCAAAAAGTGAGCCTGCAAAGAAAGACGCACCTAAAGCAGACGCAAAGCCAGCCGCTGCTCCAGCGAAGTAAATTTGATTTAGAAGACAGTGATCTCATTATTGATGATGAGATCACTTTTGGCCGTAATCGACAAGCTGAGAATTTTGGTAAGGTAGTTGAAGAAGAACTATCGGACTACGTAAAGTTTAGATTATGGCTAGCTAGACAAATAGCATTGGCCAAATATAGAGAAGCCCACGGTTAAATCCTGGGCTTTTTTATTGGTAAAATAAAATTAAAAATAAACAAAAAATCATTGACCTTGCTAAATAAAAAGCGCATAATAACATATGTGCATAAGGCATATAAACATTTTAGGCATAACATAGGAGGCATTTAAAATGGCAACATTAGCAGAAATTCGTGCGAAACTTCAAGAAGCACAATCAAAGTCCACCGGACAATCCACAGGCGGTGGAGACAACGCAATTTACCCACATTGGAATATGCAAGAAGGCAAGGAAGCGGTTATCCGTTTACTACCCGACGGTAACTCTGCCAATACATTTTTCTGGGTAGAACGTGCAATGATCAAATTGCCGTTTGCAGGTATCAAAGGCGAAACAGATTCACGAGCTGTGCAGGTACAGGTTCCTTGTGTAGAAATGTACAATGACGGTACAGCCTGTCCAATTCTTACAGAAGTTCGTGGTTGGTTTAAAGACAAGGCTCTAGAAGAAATGGGTCGTAAGTACTGGAAAAAGCGTTCATACATTTTCCAAGGCTTCGTTGTTGAAGATCCTATCAAGGAAGATAAGACACCAGAGAATCCAATTCGTCGATTTATTATTGGCCCTCAAATCTATCAAATCATTCGTTCAGCATTGATGGATCCAGAGTTGGAAGAATTGCCAACTGACTATATGCGTGGCGTAGACTTCCGTATTGCAAAGACATCAAAAGGTGGCTTTGCTGACTACTCTACTAGTAAGTGGAGCCGTCGTGAACGTGCTATTTCCGACGCCGACAAGGCAGCAATTGAACAGTTTGGATTACACAATCTAAGCGACTTCCTACCTAAGAAGCCAACAGATGTTGAGCTTAAGGTTATGAAGGAAATGTTTGAAGCGTCAGTTGACGGTGAAGCATATGATATGGAACGTTGGGGTCAGTACTTCAAACCAGCTGGAATGGGTCAAGCAACAGGTGATCCTAATAAATCTGCCGCACCACGTGCCGCAGTGGCCGCTCCAGTAGCAACTTCAGCAGTTGAAGAAGATGCTCCTTGGGAAGAACCTGCTACTCCGGCAGTGAAGGCAGCACCAGCAGCACCTACTGGTGAAAGTGCAAGTCGTGCGCAAGACATCCTTGCCATGATTCGCAATCGTCAAAAGTAATTAGACTAAACATAGAGTGTGGGGCAACTCACACTCTATTTCTCAACAGGGCAAAAAAATAATATGGCAAAAGCATTTGATATTTCTAAATTTAGAAAGTCAATTACTAAATCTATCGATGGTTTAAGTATTGGCTTCAACGACCCAACCGACTGGGTTAGTACAAACAACTACGCATTAAATTATCTCATTAGTGGATATTTTGATCGTGGTATTCCGTTAGGCAAGGTAACTGTGTTTGCAGGAGAAAGTGGTGCAGGTAAATCATTTATCTGTTCAGGTAACCTTGTAGCAAACGCACAGAAAGCTGGCATCTATCCTATCTTAATCGATACAGAAAATGCTCTAGACGAAAAATGGCTACACGCTCTTGGCGTTGATACAAGTCCAGACAAGTTGTTGAAACTTAACATGGCCATGATTGACGATGTAGCAAAGACTATTACAGAGTTCATTGCAGAATACAAAACAATGGATGAAGCAGATCGTCCTAAGATCTTGTTTATCATTGACAGCTTAGGTATGCTGTTGACTCCAACTGATGTTAATCAGTTTCAAGCAGGTGACTTGAAAGGTGACATGGGCCGTAAGCCTAAGGCATTGACCGCACTTGTTCGCAACTGTGTTAATATGTTTGGCGCCTACAACATTGGAATGGTATGTACTAATCACACATACGCAAGCCAGGATATGTTTGATCCCGATGACAAAATTTCAGGTGGTCAAGGTTTTATCTATGCAAGTTCAATTGTTGTTGCTATGCGTAAATTAAAATTAAAACTTGATGCCGACGGCAACAAGACTACAACTGTGCAAGGTATTCGTGCAGCCTGTAAGATTATGAAAACTCGTTACGCAAAGCCGTTTGAAAGTGTGCAGGTTGAGATTCCTTATGAAACAGGTATGAGTCCATATAGTGGATTAGTCGATCTGTTTGAAGCCAAAGGCATGCTCAAGAAAGAAGGTAACAGCCTTGTCTACACAACCAAAGACGGTGAGATCATTAAGCAGTTCCGCAAGGCTTGGGAACGTAATGAGAAAGACGGCCTAGACATTGCTATGGCAGACATTTCTAAACACGGTGAAATTTCCACTTCTGAGATAACTACTACAGTTGAACCAGACTTGGAGGTCGCTGAATGAAAGAAGATTTAATTGCAGATATTTGGACATTGGTATTAGAACACATACCAGAGAAACATCGCAAAGATGTGGCAGCGGATTTTGTTAATACACTAATGGATTATGGTATCAAAGAAAGTGTGCTTGACAGCCTCAAAGGAGTTGACTCATATCTTGATGATGCAATTAATTATGTCATCGACGGAGAAGAGATCGAGGATGAAGATAGCTACGAAGATGAGGAATAAATGAATTGGTATGATCGTGTTTCAAAGGATATCTCAAACATACCCGATGCTGTGGCCTATTATGAAGCTGAATTAATTCAAGCAAAACAAGATGTCCGCGTAGCGGGAAACATTGAGAAAGCCTCTGCGCAAATGCCCGGCATTGTTGAAAACCGATTTAACCAACTTCAAGAAATTGAAGGTATTTTAGAATATCTCAATATCGAACTTCGTAGACTTCGTAGTCAACACTTTCGAAAATATCTTGAAACCTATCAACGTCAGTTAAGCTCTAGAGACTGTGAAAAGTTTGTCGAAGGCGAAGCTGATGTTGTAGATTTTGAAAAGATCATTAACGATTTTGCACTGTTACGTAACAAGTGGTTGGGCATTATCAAGGCCCTAGATATAAAACAGTGGCAATTAAGCAATATTGTAAAACTACGTACAGCTGGGTTAGAAGACGCCACTCTTTGAACTAGTTCATTATATACGCAGATAAATATCTGCATGAAAATAATATTAGTCACAGGTGGGTTTGATCCCTTACACAGCGGTCATATTGAATATTTTAAAGCCGCAAAACAACTAGGTAATCTTTTGATTGTAGGCATTAACAGCGATGCTTGGCTCACACGTAAAAAAGGTAGAGCATTTATGCCTGCTGTTGAACGCAAAGCTATTATTGAAAATTTATATCAGGTACACAAAGTAATAGAGTTTGACGATACCGATAATAGTGCTGTTGATGCTATTAAGCAAGTACAAGAAATGTTCCCTAGAGATAAAATAGTCTTTGCCAACGGTGGCGACAGAACTAAGGATAACATTCCTGAAATGGTGTTCGACGATGTGGAGTTTGTGTTTGGAGTAGGCGGCACTAATAAGGCAAACAGTAGTTCTTGGATACTTGACGAATGGCGAGCACCTAAAACTGGTAGAGCCTGGGGGTACTATCGAGTACTACATGAAGTTGGCAATCATGTCAAACTCAAAGAACTAACAGTCAATCCTAAGACTTGCCTCAGTATGCAACGTCATCAAGACCGTGCAGAACATTGGTTTGTGGCTGAAGGTACGGCCACAGTCTATACTATAGATCATAGCTCAGACATGGACCTATTAGGTGAATATACCCAGCATCAGTACATACATATCAATAGAACTCAATGGCATAAGTTATGCAATGAAACGGATCAACCCCTGCGAGTTATTGAAATTCAATATGGCGAAAATTGTGTAGAAGAGGACATAGAAAGAAAATGATTAATATTTTTATCGGATACGACCATAGAGAAGCAATAGCATATCATGTATGTGCAAATAGTATTATTAGACATTCTAGTAAACCAATTTCGTTCACACCACTTGCGTTAACAAATATGCAAGATTATCAAGAGACACACACTGATGGTAGTAATCAGTTTATCTATAGCCGCTTTCTTGTTCCG